AGGTTTATCTGGCACAAAGGCAGTCAAGACGGTTTCATAGCCATAGCCGTCGGTTTGCACTTCGATGGTATAGTCAACACGGGTGCCAACGACGTCGTTTTTGTCCGTCATTTCACTAAGGCGCGACCACGATACATTGACATTGACGCTTGATAACTGGGTGTCTGTTAAGTTATAAATCCAAGGCGTGCCAAAGCGTAAGATAGTGCCGATGTTGTTTTCATTGCTGACATTGGGCAAACCTTCGATATGCGGTTGGTCAACGGTACCGTTACGCACTTCCCAGGTCACACCTTCAAAGTTGGCATTGCCGTCACTATCTAGTAATGGCGTGCCATCCAGCATGATACTGGCAGCGCCATTCGCCAAGCCTTTAACTTCGCCCTCTGATAGCCCGTACAAGATTTTGATTTTACTTTTTGAGGCAACACTATCTTTGGCAATTGATGGGGTATGTTGCTCAGGCATACCGGCTTTTGCGCCTTTAATCGGTAGGCGGTAGACCCCATCGTGCATGACAACACCGTCTGGCAAGTAGTCAGCATCACCCAACCCCGTGCCATCATTTCGCCACTTAATGCCGACTTTTTCGCCTTTGATTATTTTTGTCATGTGTCCTCGCTTACCATCATTGCACTAATTACAAAGCCGCCAACGTAGCGACGACCATACAACACGGGCACTGGATTGCCTTGTGCGACCGTTGTCACCGCACTACCAAACGCATAGCTAGGCTTATTGCCGTCAGGGTCTTGGGTGTCAAGATTGGGGACTGGCATCAATAGCGATGCCACACCGCCAATCAACATACCACTACCAGCACCAATTAACGCCGGGGCAAACGCTGCCGCGCCAGGTACAAACAAACCGACACCGATTAATGCTGCACCCGCGACGACTTGCAGCCATCCCATGGTATTGCCACCACTTCCCACGATTTGCGGGACGATACGGATAACCGATGCGCCGGTTTGCATCTCAAGCTCATGTTCACCGATGTTGCTGTCATCGTTAAACACAGCAAAAAAAAGACCGCTTTGGTGAGCGGTCATCATAAATTGCTTAAAGCCTGGTATTTGATAGCTCAGCGCCTCACACGCTTCACGGGGTGTGGATACGGCTAGCATAAACGACTTGCCGAATTTGTCAGCAAGTACGCCATGCAATTCGATTTGTCGTAACATGTTTAGTCCATTAGCGACTCATGTCGCAAAATAATCGCGGTACGTTCACGCCACAAATTACCGTAAATTTCGCGGCGGCTGGTGCGTTTGTAGGGATGATGCAAAATTAAGTGCTCACCGATGATTGGCTCAGTTGGCTCACTGGTTAAGTTGCCATCATTGCCCAGGTAAATTAAAGCATGATTGACAAAGTTAGTCGGCTGAACACGGCATAAAATCACATCGTGACGTTGCAGCGTATTAACGGGTTTAAAGCCTTGTGACAGATAGTTGTCCATATATAAATCAGCACTATCGCTTGACTCCCACCATCTATCAGTACGCTCAAAGTCATCGATGGCAATACCTAACTCACGTTGATAATAATCACGACCGATTGCAAAGCAATCAAGTACGCCATGGATATAGTCACGTCCAACAAGTGGTGCTTGGTAAGGCTGCGGCTCATGGATAGCAATATCCACATCTGGCAAAGCGGCGATAATCCATGGCACATCATGCAACTGCATTTGTAACCTATCGACTATTGATGGCTTGGCGCTGCCATTGGGGTGGCTATGCACAATCGCTTGGATAGCGCCTTGTTTTTCGGCTTTGACCAAATCGAGTGGATCGATCATAAATTCGCTAGACTTGTCTGCGATATTGTTGCAAGGGATATAGGACTGATTGACTACTAAACCGCAGCACTCACGTGGATAACAGTCTTTGGCATGTAATAAAATGTCGTCTTTTAATCGGTCAGTTAGTTGCATTATCGACTCATTAAATTTGCGCTGGGAAAACCACCAAATGACAACGGCTCAAACTCACCAAAGCGTAGCTTGCAGTCCACCAGACGACCGCTGCATTGGTCCTCGTCTGGGTTGACCGTGGGGATGCCTTGCTTGGTATACATCGCCGTGCCAGTATAGCCGCACTCTTCGCCGCGGTATTTGCCGCAAACTGCCCAGTTGCAATATGACGTGATATTGCGCGCGGGTAGTTTTTGGCGGTGATAGTCAACGGGATTGGATAGCTCAAAGGTGACTTGCGCCGCGGTCTCTTGGGTTTTTTGCTCGATGTACCAATGCTGCTCGATAAACTGAGTGGAATTAGCGCTTGGATTACCGTTGGTAAAGTTGTCAGCGTCAAGGTACTTGGCAAGCACCCGCGTGACTGTTAGTTTTGCCCCCGCAAAGTCATCGTATTGCGCGCATAACGCACTGACTGCGCCTTGTAGTCCATCGATATTGTTGGCAATCACTAGGCTTGGCGTTGATGCTTTGCCGTCGCTGCGCATCTCAAGACCGTCTGACTGTATGGCAACTGGCGTATAAATATTGTTTTGCCAGATGATATTGCGATAAATCTGCGTATCGGTGTCACTGATATCATAAGCTTTATCTGCGGTAATCGCACTGCTATCCGCGCGCCATTTGTCACTATCAACGGTTTGATAAATCCGCTGCCAATCCTCATGGCCGATATGCCCATGCCACCGCAAAATGCCAGCGCCAAGCGGCGTGGCATCAAGCGTGTAAAGCGTGGTTAAGCCAATAACACTGAGTTTTTGAAAATCGCTATTCAGCATTGGTAGCGTCCGTCTGGTCTTTGCTTAGTGGCTGTGGGTTGGTTTGCGGTAGCGGCTCCAAACGAAGGTCGATCCAACGCGTCGCCGGAATGTCTTTTGGTTTGGCGGTATTGGCCACAATGTCGCCCGTTTCGGGATCGAACATTTTGGCGTAAGTTTTCACGCTAATGTCACCATTTGCCAAGGTTTCATAAATAACCGCAATTAAAACGTTCCCGTTAGCGTCTTTGGGCGTTTCAATGTACCAACCTTCCGTCGCGAAGCCGGTGGAACCTTTGACAAGGTAATCGCCGACGCCCAATTTTTTAAACGTGATTTTTTGTTGTTTGGCTTCATCGTTGCACTCAATTTTGTCCGCATACAAACTAACGATAGGCGATGCGTTTTTGATAAATCCGTTGGGGTCAACTTTAGTGTTTTTGTCAGTCAAAAATGCAAAAACAACTGGGTCGCTGAATAATTGCAAAACAAAAGTCGGGGTAGCAACCGTATTACCGTAGCCGTAGGGGAATATTAATCTGCCCCATGCAGGGTTTTCCGAGCCTTTAAAGTTTATCCCGTAATAAAATTGTCCACAAATAAATTCGTTTTTGGTTGATGGTGTGGACAGAGGGTCAGCTAAGCTAGATATATAACCTTTTGCACCCAATCCAAATTCCCCAACTGCCATGACGTTGCCTGGTGCCGTGCCTACTAAACGACTGGCTGCATTGGCGCTATCAGTAAAGTTTTGGTTAATCTTAGTAAATGCGGTACGTGCGTCATCGCCTGTACCATCATTGACTGCCGCGCCTGTTTTAACTGTTTGTATTGCCATGATTTATCCTTAGCCAAAAAATGGCTCAAATTTAAGTGATATTTGCCAAAAATTGCCCTTGCGCTGTGGCGTACTGTAGCCACCACAGGTGTATTGCTTGGTTTGTCCATGCGGGTCGGTCCACAAAAACGGCATGGCGCCTTGGTGCGCGTCGATAAAGTCCATGATTGGCTGTATCACCGTCGCCAAGTCGCCGGTTTTTGTGCCTGACCACGATTTGCGTTTGTTGTTGATGCCGTGTGTCGAGTATTGCGTATAGCCGTCGCCAAATTGCACTTTGTTGACCGCAAACTGGGTGTCACTACCGGCACCCATGTCTAGCTTCCAGTTAAAAGCTTGCATTAGCGTCTCCGGATTTCTTTGTAAATCATTCCATTTTGTCCAAGTTCGCCTTTCACGACTTTGAGCGCCACTGCCGCCATTGCATCACCAATATTTTTACCAAATTGCTGTTGTGACTCGACGCTACTTGTACCGTCGCTGTTGACAGTGACGTTGACATTGACATTTGTATCACCGCCGATGCCTTCGCCTTTGCGGATACGGTCAAGATTTTTAACGCCAATCGCCTTGGTAGACGGGGCATCAAAGACGTACTCTTGACCATGCACGTAACCTGCGCGTGCATTGGTGGGGATGTTGCCTGTGTAGCCGCCGTCCATAAAGCCTTGCATTTTGATTTGCTGGGCAGCCGTAATGATTTTTAGCATTTCAGCGCCAGCAACAGATGCGGCAGCTAACTTCTGGGGCAAGGTTGCGCCCTGTGCCCAGCCGTCTGAGATGGCTTTGTACATGTTTAAGCCGGCTTGCGCCATGACAAACGATTGCGACAAGGCAAACAGACGCTTGTAACTGCTCGACGTTTCGCCAAGCATGATTTTGCCCATGTTGGCGACACTTTCGATAATGTTTGCTGACTGTGTCGCTTGCAGCTGATAACTGGCGTACCAATAGTTTTGCTCAGCTTTCGCTTTGGCTCTTTCCGCTTGCTCAACGGTAGCCACCTCCTCAGCTTTGGCTTTTTTGATGATTTCAAGGCGCTGATCAAGCTGATTTTTTAAATTTAACAGCTCAGTCGTGCCGTTAAACTCCGCCATCATGCTGTTGTATGGGTCGGCGGCGCTTTTACGGGCAATGCGGATGGCATCGTTTTTCTGACCAGCTAAGGCATTGCGCAAATCTGACTTTTGGGTGTCATTGATATCAGTACGCATATCAATCGCACTGCGGCGCGCAGTAAAATCATCGCGGATTTTTTGCACCTCTGACTTGGCGTATGATGTGATGCTTGATAGTTCAGACTCAAAATCACGTCGTGCTTTATCAAGTGCCACTTGCTCTGCTTGGTTGATCGCGTCAATTTTGGCTTGGCGTAACTTGACGTCGTTATTCAGGGTTAATGTTGCTTCACGCCGTTCAAGCTCGGCAGTCGCGCGGATACGATCTTCTTCCGATTGTTGCCATTCTGTGGCTTTTTGAGCTTGCTTATCAGACTGCAGTTGCAGCAAATCAAGCTTGTTTTGATAGCGGACATTTTCAGTTTTGAGCAATTGCTCACGCAAAGCAATATCATTAATTTTGCTGATTTCTGTTTCTCTTGCAGTATGCTCAAGATACAGTTTGGTTTTTTCGTCAGCAAACTCAGTGACGTACTTCATTTGCAAGTCATATTGCTCTTTGGCTTGACGCTCGGCTTCAGTTCTAGCACGTTCCGCTTCTTGGGCGTCATTAGCCAATGCGCCTGCCACATCATAGCCACTACTGATTGCTTTGCCGCCATTCATGAATGACAAATAGCCACGGACTCCTTTAACGTAGCCTTTTGTCTCTCTAAATGGTGGGATGCCGCCATATTTTTTGACATTACCCTCACCAGCGTTATAGGCTGCGATGGCTTTGTCCAGATCGCCAAACATGCGTAGATGCTGTGACAGATACTTGGCCGCGGCAACGGCGGCGGCGGCAGTGTTACGCTCATCGCCACCAATGCCAAACCGCCTTGCGGTGGCGGGCATAAACTGAAACTCACCTTTAGCACCGACTGGACTTGTCGCATTTGGGTTACCACGACTCTCTTGCATACTAACTGCGGCTAATAATCCAGCGGGCAAACTATAGCGTTTTTCTAATGCGGCATAGTTATATTGCGATGCGTGCGCTAAAACTTTGCTATTGACAGGGATAGGTGCATATTTTCCACTATCTGCCAATGCTTTTGCCGATTTTTCGCGAGCTTTTGCAGCATCTGCTTCGGCTTTGGCATTGGCTTGGATTTGCGCACCTGTTTTGCCAAGTTTGGTATTATTTTGGTCAATGGCATTATTGAGTTTTACATAAGCGGCAACCGTTGAGTTTGTGCCTTTTGTACCTAGATTGTTAATCCAAACCATTGTCTTATCGGCTTGTGACAATGTATCAGCGATATCAACCGCGGTATTTTTTAAAATGTCGATTTGGGCAGCAGGTATGGTGTAAAAGACGTTTTTTGCAAGCTGAAACATGGCAAAAGGACTGGTTAAATCGACACCCTCAGTTACTCGCCCAAGTTGTGCCATCGATGCCATAAGACCGCCGATGCCCTTGCCGATGGACGTGACAATAGCGACAACGCCAACGCCTGTCATCGCAATAAATTTAAAGCTAGTTGCCAGTCCATCACCTGCAGCTTTGGCTTGATTTTTTAAGTTGGCATCTTTGACAAGGTCGCCAGCCAAATCACTTAGCACTGGGATTAACGCTTGGGTAAGCTGATTTTTCACCCCTTGATAAGATAAGTTAAGTAAGTCAGTCGATGCTCTTAGCTCTTGACTAGCACGGATGGTTTTTTCATCCATGACTGCCCCTGCATTTTCGGCAGCGGCTGCCCATAGCTTAAATCCTGCACCGCCATTAGCAAGCAATGGGATAAGGCTCGATGCCTCGTCAGCGATACCCTCCATGTAAAAAACCATCTCGGACTGCGAGAGATTGGCTTTATCCATCGCATTGTACATTGCTTGCAGGGCTTCGGGACCTGACAATCGACGTAAGGCATCGGCGGTCAAATGGGCTTGTGGGGCGACGTTTTTAAAAAAATCTTGAAGTTCTCCGCCGCCAGTTGATAAAAAATCACCGACTTTATCTTGAGTATCCTTAAAAATATCGGCAAGTTTATCTTGCTCAATACCTGCGGCTTTGGCAGCAAACGTGTACTTTTGAATTGCGGTAACAGATGTATTAGCCACTTGAGCGGTTTTGGCCAGCTCGTTAGCAAGTTTAACTTGCTCAACTGTCATTGCGGCGATTGCAGTCGTAGCAGCGATTGCTCCAGCAACAACGCCCATCATCCCAACTTTGGCCATCTCTTTAGCGCTACGTTGGATATCATCAAAACTATTGACTGATAGATTGCGAGCGTTGGTAATCTCTTGAGTAAATCTTGCAGTGTCAGCGGTCAAAATGATTTGCGCTTGGGCTAGTACGGTTGACATGATTTACTCCGATTTATTAATTTTTGGCAATAAAAAACCCACTCAGTAAGTGGGTTTCTTTGCTTATAGTTTGCTTGATTATTTATACATTGCCATACACCCTAGGTAATACTTATTAGCAAACTCTTTGCTTTCGTTTTGTTTGTACTCTAAAGTACCAAATTGCGGCTGCTCATAAGCATCTAAAATAATTTTTTGCAAAATTTCGTGGGCATACTTATCTTTGACTTTATCATAAGCATCATCACCGATTTTCATTGCATCAATTACTGGCAATCCATCTTGGCGAAAATCCATAAATATTTTTGCAGTTAAATATAACTGCTCACAATATTGTTGATGTTGCTTTGGGTCTACTTTTGCAGCACTTGCAAAAGTAGGCAAACATACTAAAATACTGACAACTAATTTTTTCATGCTGCAATCTCTATTTGACGAGATTACAGCATAAACAAAAGTCACTGACTGGGCAATGGCTTTTTAACTTTCAAATGCTCAAAATATTGCTGCATTTCAAGCGTTTGGGCTTGCCATTTGGCTATTTGCTCGGCTTGCTCACGGCGTACACGCTCGTCCTCATCTACAGGATCAGGGTCAAAAGTCAGATAATCAGATAGTTGGCTATCTTCGACGCCAGCTATTTTCGCTGATACATGTGCAAGCATGGCAAAATTGATGTCTTGACGATAACCCCCAATGGGGTCAATCTGGTCATACGCCATCCAGTGCGCAAGCTCTTCGATATCCATCGATGATTTTAATTGTGCAACTGTCATACCAAGATGCCCAGCTAACTTAAACAAAAACCGCGTTTGATACGCGGCTCTTAGTTTTTTTCAGCTTGCTCGACGGTGGTTTTTGGGTCATTGATTTCGGCAAATGCTTTCATCGCGTTATCAAAAAACACATCTGGCAACTGTGCTAAGCTATCAATGTCTTCATCGTTAAAGATGCGATTGCCATTAGCATCTACCAAAAACAATGACATGGCAGTCGCATTGCCTTTGCCGTCTGCTGCTTTTGACAGCTGCTTGTAGTAGGCTTCACGTTCACCGATGGTAAAGCGTTTTAAAAATGCCTTTTCGCCAGTGGTTGGGTCAGTGTATGGGACTGGTTGCAAACCGCCAGAGACAACGGCGCCTAATAATGCTGCTTTAAAACTCATGATATTACCTTTTTATTTTTGACTTAATGGATAAAGCCATTCAACAAATTAAATGGCTTTAGGGTGGTTAAACTACCGTCACATTGGTTGGCTGTGTGGTGATGGTGATAGCCATTTCAATGCGTAGCTTTTTCTTTGTATCGGTTTTTGGTGTCCAATCACTGATACGACCCTTAAATTGCTGACTGAGTGATGGCGCTTGAGTAAAGATGTATTGCCAATTTAACTCAGTGCCGTCATCGTAGGCTTTTTTGAGTGCGATATGGTCAGGGTCAGACTCGATATAGGCAAT